AGTGTGTGGTTATTATTGTTTGGCCTTATTGCACTTTGTAAATGCATCACCCGCCAGGTCAGGACATCTGTATAGCGACTGCGAGGCTTTTGTGGATCTGTTTGAGGACCTGGCTGTGAGCCGGGACCACTTGAAAAATGAGTGGCTGTTGAAACAATTCTTTCAATCTGAGGATAAGTCAAAGCGAAAAGGAGCAGAAATCGGTGAAGGTACTACCGAATTTTATAGTAATAGGGACAAAAAATAAGTATTTAGATATATATATTGTATGAATATTCTACCAGAACCACTCTTAGAACCAGATGATAGTCGTTTGTCAATCTTACCTATTCAGTATAACGATTTATATGAAATGTATTTGAAACAGGTGGATTGTTTCTGGAGGCCAGAAGAAATTGATTTATCGAAGGATTTGAATGACTGGATAACTCTTGATAAAAATGAAAAACATTTTATATCTTTAATATTGGCCTTTTTCAATCAAATGGATTGTCTTATTGGTGAGAACATAGGATTGCGTTTCTATAATGACGTTCAAAATGCAGAAGCAAGATTATTCTATGGATTCCAGTTGGCTATGGAGGGCATTCATTCAATTACATATAGTAATCTCATAGATACATATGTAAGAGACTCAAATGAAAAGAATAAATTGTTTAACGCAATTAATCATTTTGATTGCGTAAAACACAAAGCAGATTGGGTAAGAAAATATATTCAAAGCAGTTCAAACTTTACAGAGAGGCTGGTAGGTTTTTTATGCGTAGAGGGTATTTATTTCTCTGGTGCGTTCTGTGCTATATATTGGTTTAAACAAAAAAACAAATTACCTGGATTGTGTTTCAGTAATGAACTCATATCAAGAGATGAAGCCCTTCACGCTGAGTTCGCAATTGCATTATATAATAAATTAAAAAACAAATTACCTGAACGAGTCATACATACTATTATAAGAGAGGCCGTTGAAATAGAAACGAATTTTATTTGTGAGGCTTTGCCCTGTAGGCTTATTGGTATGAACTCTTTATTAATGACCCAATACATACAATTTGTGGCTGACCGAGTATGCTTACAATTGAATGTCAATAAAATATATAATGTGTTGAACCCTTTTCATTTTATGGAGCTGATTAGTATAGAACGTAAAACGAATTTCTTTGAATCTAAGGTCAGCGATTATGCGTTGGCGAATAAAAAAGTGAATGATAATTGTTTTTCTTTCGATACCGCCTTCTAAAATAAACTCAAAGTTAAGAAAAGGGTTAAATAATCTAATATATAATATAATAATTAATAGAAATAATCATAATATGAGTCCAATTATGAAGCGAAACTTTAATTAAAAATTTTTAATTTATCATTATCGTAATAATATCACTATAATAATAATAAATAATATTAAAAATCATTTTATTTTGATATTATTTAAACAAATCCTTAATTTTTATATTATGATAGACCATATTTCTCTTTTTTTGCGACCTCGGCTCGTTCTCTTCTCTTTAATTTATTGCTTTCTAATTTTGCTTTATATTTTTCTTCTGTGGTAGCATACTTAGGTTTGCGTCCTTTTGTTTTGATTTGGGATCTGGCTTCTTCCTCAGCCTTGGCTCTGGCTTCGGCTTCGGCTCTGGCTCTGGCTTCTTCCTCGGCTTTGGCTTTCTGTTGTTTCTTGGTGAGTGGCTTTGGGTATTTCTCCCGATATTCAGCACTGCACTCTGGCTTTGATAGGGCACACCCGTAGGACAAATTATGTCTCTGGGCGTAATCTTTAATATGAAGAATCCATTGTGAAACCATTTGTTTTTAATATACATATACTAAATATTATTTCTTATGAGTAAATTCTATATTAACTAAATGTTCTATTGGTATATGTATATGTGGAACTCGGGTTGTCTTAGCAAAGGCTCTCACATACTCAATATCTTCGATTTTATATTTAGAAAATTTCTCCTTATCATAATGAATATAGCAAAGTTTATCGGCGAAGCAAAAGCAAAAGACGAGATTGCCGTCTTGCTGGGTTTTCTTCTGTGGTATTATGGTTGTTGGGTAGGTACTATAGTTGCAACGTCGGGTTTTCAATTCGATTTTATAATTGCCTGTATAGAAATCATAGGGACAATATTTATCTGTGGTTTTCTGTATATCATCACCGAATTGAGCTCCTAAAGTCTTTATTAAAGTTTCTTCACTTTGTAAGCCAAATTCAATATCATTTCTTAAAGATTGAAGAGTTCTAAAAGATGTTTTTGTTGTCATTCTTTTTATAATATACTTATAGAAAATAATTTCATAGTTAAACGAGTAATTAACTATTCCTAAATGTTTTTTAATAATTAGAATATATTATTAAAAATTAAATACTTATTAATATATATAATGGATTTAACCGAATTTATTAAACATAAGCGTCCAAATTTATCGGCATCTTCAATCAAAACCTACAATTCAGTGTTGAGTAGTCTCTATAAGAAAGTTTTTGAATATTCTAAAGGAGATAAACCAGATACTGATAAATTTAATGATACAACTAAGATTCTAAAATATTTAGAAGAATTACCACCTAACCGCCGTAAAACAATATTATCGGCTTTAGTCGTTATTACTGATAAGAAAGAATATCGAGAGGAGATGTTGGACGATATTAATAATTATAATGCTGATATTAAGAAGCAAGAGAAAACAGAATCTCAAAAGGAGAACTGGGTAGAGAATGACGAGTTAAATAATATTTTCTTGGAACTCAAAAAGAATGCAGATTTGCTGTATAAGAAATCCCATTTAGTAAAAACTGATTACCAACAGATCCAGAATTATATTTTGATTGCCTTACTCGGTGGGTTCTTTTGTCCGCCCAGGAGGTCGCTCGATTATGCGTCATTCAAAATCAAGAATATAAATAAAGAAAATGATAACTATATTGATAAGGGATTTATGGTGTTTAATAGATTCAAAACCGCAAAAACGTACGGCGAACAAAGAGTAAAGATATGTCCTGCTTTGAAAGCCATACTTAATAAGTGGATTAAGATTAACCCTACTGATTATTTATTTTTTGATTCTAATATGAACCCATTATCATCTGTCAAAATCACCCAGAGATTAAATAAGATATTTGGTAAGAAGGCGAGTGTGAACCAGATGCGCCATACATACTTGACTTCAAAATATGGTGATATGATTAAAAAGAATAATAGTTTAGCAGAGGATATGTCGGCGATGGGAAGTAGTATGAATATGGCGACTACCTACATAAAAGATAATTAGAAAATTCCAACTGGTCTTCCCATTTGTGCTCTCATAATACTATTTGTGAATTGTGGTTGTGATTGAAGAGCGGGATTTTCTTTGGATAATTTGCCTGCAATAAAACTCTTGGGATTTTTATAACCACAACCATACGAAATGGCTCCACCAAGACCTCTACCAGCATATAATCCTCTGCCTGCATATAAGCCTTGACCTTCATACGAAATAACAGGACTTTCATAATCAGGTTGAGGGGCTGGTGCTTCCATAGATACTGCTCTTGGTAAGACTGGGGATCTTGGTGTCATAGCAGGAGCTCTTTTTTTGGCGGTTTTCTTTTCAGGGATTTTATCAACTTGTCTTGAGAGTGCTTTCCCTGCTTGTTGTGAGAGGGGTTTCCCTAAAGCAAGAGCAACAGGGGCCAGTTCGGGATTACCGCTGGCTACGGCCAAGGCAGCCAATGCTTTCGGTCCATATTTGACTCCTTCTTTGATTGCTCCTTTAAGAGCCATTTTACCCAAAGGAACAGCATTATCTTTTGCTTCTTGGGCTATTTTGTTTGCTACTTTACGAGCAATAGGAGCCACTTTCTCAGCAACAGGTGCAACTTTCTCAGCCACAGGAGCAACAGCCTTATTGAGTTCCTTGCCGAGTTTCTTGAATCCTCGTTTAATATCTTTGAAGAGAGCTCCTCCCTCAACTTCTTTATTCGCCATAATTTCTTCACCTGATAGTTGAATTGTAGCACCTTTTCCTTTACCAAAAGATTTGGTGATTTGAGAATAGGTATTAGGTGTTAGCATAACGTTAAACCCAGATCCCTTGCAAACTCTCACTTTGTGTCCGTTTCGCATTTTTGAGATGACCCTCGCAGAAGGCATTTTCATTTCAAGACTTTGCATTCTATATTATTATGAAAGATAATAATATTGAATATTATGACAATTCCTAAACTTTTATTTTTTTGTTATCATAATTAGGTTGTTAATCTACTAATTAATTATTGGGTTCTGGCTCCAGTAAGGAGGTCAATTCCCACCTGAACCCCGTACTCGCAGAACACATATAGATTAATTGCCTTGGCGGAGTAGTTGGTTCCAATTACAGAAACCGATTTGGGAACACTTTGCTCGATATCAAGCATACGACCCACATTCACATAATAATAGCAGTATTCAGTTTCAAAATCAAATTGAGAAAGAAGACCACTGGTAAGTCCGTCAGTCTGTCCTCCATTAGTAGCGTTGCAACCATATAGATTGTGGTTGAACGCCTCGTAGGAATACCTCTGTGAGTTGTATATGGAGTTCTGTCCCGAAACCACTATATTATAGTTCCCAAGGAGACAGAATGGTGATGTAGGACCACAACCAGCAGGGTCATAGGGAGATAGGATTGGGTCAATCGCTCCATTAGCAGTCGCTGTGTAGAAGGGAATGCATAATACTGACTTAAGAGAGGAAATCCCGTTGGTGATTAGTTGGTTAATATTCTGGTTAGACGTAATGCCAGGAACAATATATTGATAAATATCAGTATAGACAATATTTTTGACTGGAGAGGACAGATAAGCAGATTCAAACATTGGGCTGAATGAATATGCGGGAACGTAGAGTTGAACTCCTCTTGCGAGAGGTCCTTGAGCCACACCTGTGGTTCCTGCTTGAGTCGAGTTGAGGACTGAGGCACCCACTGCTAAAGATAGAGTATATGTAGTACCACCTGTATTGACTGGGAAGGCAGCAACACCACCTGAACTTGCAACAGCACTTGTAATCATAAGTGGGGATACCCCTCCTGAAGGAACAGACACACCTACTAATGTAAGATTTCCACCAGCGACCGCTGAACTAAATTGAACGGAAGGTTGGTTAAGGGTGAGGGTCATACGGAAGAAGAGGCCTTTAGCCAAGGGGATTTTCTCGAAAAAGTTGTGGAGGTGTTTGAGTTTGATAGTCGCCATAATATGGGCTTGCCAGACACCTGGATTGGTATTCGCAACACCACTAATTTTATTAAAAATATAAGATTTGTATGAGTTGGTTAAGTTTGCTGTAGAGATAAGAGAAGAAAAAACGTCTCCACCAGTCATTGTGGCTGCCTCTGGGTCAAAATTCCAGTATTTTTGGCGTTGAGTATATCCGTCATTTGATATTTCGAGTTGATTAAGGAATCCAGTTGGAATTATCACAGCTCCAGAGTTGTTATTATTTTGGGTACCGATTCCACCAGTTGATACAGCACTTGTAAAAGAAACACTTCCAGCAGTATCCGGGTAAAATCCAATCGAAGCTCCTTGCGACAAAACATCACTAAAGGATAGGGTCGTTAGCAACTTGAATGCATTCCACATATTGGCGAAACTGGTCTGTTGGATTATGGTTGACCCTCCCATATCTACAGAGATTGAGTGAATTACACTTCCGTACCAGTTCTTAAGACCTACAGCCCAGTCAGCAGAGGAGGCTGCTGTTGCAGGGGCAAAAACAGGGATTGCCGTTGCTTGTGGTGCAGTTAAGGTGATTAGTAGCGGGACGCTAAGGTAGGCTTCTCGATAATTTAAATATTTGTTATTATTGGAGAGGGCGCTCGTTTCCACTACACATTGGTTTCCAGCATAAGAGTTGTTCTGGTTATCAAGAATTGAAAGCCAGTCCTTCTTGAGAAAAATATTGGGAGACCCTTGAGTCTGCTCGGCCATATCGTAGATAATGCTATCGCTCATTGTATATAGTATTAAAATATATTATTTTTTGAAATTGATAATAATATATTTCTAAACCTGCCTAAATATCAAAGACAATATTCTTAGGTCTTTTTGATAGAGGTTTTACCACCAAATTATTCAACTTATTTCCTAAACTTTTTGAAATACCAGATCCCGCAAGTTTTTCTGGGGCTGATATAGTAGCAGAACTATAAACCCCAATACTTGGTCCTCGCAATAAAACTGAAGAACCACCACCAGAGATGCAAGGTCTCTTAATCACTCTTCCTCCTCCTACGTATGCGTTCATTATATATATCTATGCGATATTTTTTAGGATTGCTTTTGTTTTGATGTTTTTTAATTTCAAAATATTCACCATTAAGATATTATAGATTGATGTCTGCTTAACAATTTCTTTTTCAATATCGGGTTCAGTTGGATTACGATTCTTCAGTTTATTCATAAGATTCAATTGTTCCCTATGAATATCCTCATATAATTTGTCTAAATAGGAAGGGTTTATATCCGCCATATATACTCTATAAAGAAATTATTAATCCACAAATTAATTTATATTATTTAGGTTTTTCTCTTATACATACCAATACTGAAATATTGGGATCAAGCAGTTGAATTGGTGAGAAATCAACTCCTAAAAACTGCAGACGAAGTTCGCTGTAAGTTCCTGATAAAAGTCTATTCCAGGTGAATTCGGGTGGTTTTTCTATTATTTTCTCACCGAACCCAACATTTGGCGAAACTGAATAAATTATGGTTGAAGGATTTGCATAATTATTGCTAATATTCGAAATCGCTACATAAATTGAAGGATTGGGTTGCACTTGAGGAGCTGTTGTTGAGAGAAAACTCAAGTTCGTACCTGCTGTTGAAACTCCCGTATCAAATCCTGCAGTAAATCCTATAATCTTATAAAAATTACTGCTGGCGGGTATTTGAACTCTCAAATTAGTTGTTGTAGTGGGATACCCTGGGAATGCGACTGCACCTGTTGCTGGGACGGCAGTGGGAGCAGTCCACCCACTTGGAAGGGAGGTGGGAACTGGAAAGGTATTCAATTGAATAGCGTAGGAATTAGGATTTACAAGGAATTCGGCATAATACACATTCTGCCCTGCAGAATTAATCAGGTATGTACCATTTTGAATCATAACATACTGAAAATAGTTGTTGATATCGGCGATTTCAAACAACCCGCTTGGGATTGTGATTGTGTGTGTAGTGGGTGTTGTTCCTACTACCCAGGTATAAGTAAATATTTGATTTTGATAAATTGGCGTGATGTTCGACCAGGAGAAATACATAGTTAAACTTGATATGGCTATCTCACTATCCTTGAATACAACACTATTGGGGAATCGGTATATGAAGGTATTGTTATAGCCATCGGCTACGAGATTAGATTGGTTTATAACAATTGTTGAAGACATATTATATACTTATGAGATATAATATTTCCTAAAATTTATTATTGTATTAAAAACCAGCGAAAAGATAAGAAGGTCTAATATCTTCGTTTAATTTTTTTGCTTGTTGTGCTAATGCTTTCTCAACTGATGTTTTTGGCAATACTGGTAATCCTACTGGGGATTTATAGTTTCCCTTTATGTCTAAATAATAAGGAACTTGATTACCCCCTGCTCTAAATACTGGTTGTTTGCAATCGCTAACCATACCTTTCACTGATGTGTTTGGCACACTCTGGTGATTCACTTTCCAAGGATATCCGCCGTCCATATATCATAATAACAGAAATTAATATCCCAATACCAGTAATTCCTCTAATATATCATATCCCTCACTTTTTGGTATTTGCCCTTTCTTCATATATTTCAATAAAAGGGCTTTGAATTCTCTTACCACTGCCTCGTTGTTCTGGCCCGCCTGGATCTGACCTTTCAATATCATAAACCTCTGTATTTCTTTTTCGCTTTTAGAAAGCTCCTGACTCGTAGGTGTGTTATATTTTGAAAGCAGATGACATTCGTTGAGTGTATTATAGAGTGTATCAATCTCGTCGTCTGTCAGTCCGTCTGTCATCTGGTTTGTGATTTCCTTACCTTTTGCAATTTCTTTGAATATTTCTGTCAGTTTTTTTGTGATGAGTTTAGATTTCAAATTTGATAGGGATTTCCCTGTTTTCGTATTTATGGTAAGAATACACTTTTGCAATTTGTTTGTATTAATTATATAACGACCAAATGGGGCAAATGAATATTCACTGCGAGGCTCGGGATCTCTTTCAATACGTCCTTCCACTCTATTCCGTCTTTGGGGTGCAAGTCCTCTGCCTTTGATCCCTTTGCCCTTCTTTTCTCGTTGGCCTCCTGATGGGACAAATAGTGAAGCCACACCTGCAGGTGTTGTTCCAGATACAGCAGACATTCTTGAAGTGTCTGTTTGTCCTGATACAGCAGACATACTTGAACTGAGGTTTCTTGAGGGTGTGCCTGAAACTTCTTGTATAGGTTCTTCTGTGATTGTTTTACCTTCTAAATATTTATCAAATATACCAATTAGTTGTGCCGAAGTATGACGTGGTCTTCTCTTTTGGCCTTCACCACCACTTCCTTCTCTAATATTTGTTAATACCAGTTTGGGTGTTAATATTGTTCTATAAAAATCCCCATTTTCGTCTCTTTCATTTATAAGTCCATACGAACCTTCTGGTATGTCCCCTTGAATAAGTGCTTTTGCAATATACCCTTCTTTTTTGGCTTGAGATAATTTAATGAAGGCGTCTCTTGTGATTGGTTTATATTCAACCGAATCTAATTTTTTATTATCAACTTCACTCAATTCTTTATCTGCATTTCTAAAAGTTTTTATGGGTGAGTCTTCTATAGATTCTGTTGCTTTCTTAGATATAGACTTTTTCTCACCTGTAATTTCAATTCTTTGTCCTCCTGCTTGACTTGAAACTGGTCCTAATTCTTCTTGACTACTACTTACTAAATCTTTGATTTGTTTTAATGCGTCTTTTTGCTCTTGCGAAAAATTAATATAATTATAAATGTCTTGCAAAATATCATTTATTTGATTTATATCGTTTCTTCGTTCTGCTTGTATTAAGTCATTCATAGCCCTGGTTATTATATTACTATCAGGGAAAAAGCGTTCAATATCAGTAAGTGCTTCATATATAATACTTCTTTGATTTGCATTACTTAGTTGAGATATTTGTCTTAACTCGTCTCCTGTGGGTAATAAATTAAGAATACTCTGTATTTCAGCATTTGCTCTATTATATGGAACGAGTTGATTAGATTCAGCAGGAGGAACTTGAGGTCCATTAACAGGACCTCTCACTCTGGAAGCATTAAGAGACTGGTTTGAACTGGCTTGATTCAATTGAGAATATGCTCTTGATATTGCTTCTTGAAGATTTTGCAAATTTTCCCTTGCTTGATTAATATCGTCGAAGGAGGTATATAAAGCACCCGAAGGACCTGCTCCTCCTGGTCCTCCAGCCTGTTGACCCACTGCGTTTTCAACTCCTTCTGTTATTATGAATTTTTCAAGTAATTTTCTCAAATAATTTATAAAGACTCCTGCAGGGACACCCAACTCAAAGCGTGGTTTCAAATCTTTAATAATTGCTTGTAATTGAGTGCGACCAAATTGTATCTCGTCCTCATTCAATTGACTTACCACTTTGGCAGACTCATCTGGAGACATAATAGCAGATAACCCACCCTCCAACTCATTTCGCAGTCTGTAGATATCCATATACTTCTCACTGGTGGTACGAGTATCTGTAGGAGCTGAGGGAGTGTTTCCTGTTAATTCTTTCGTTTTGAGAGCACTTGCAGTCTTATTAATATTAGATTCTTCTAATTTTAGACTCGCCATATATTCCCGATAAACCTTGTTTCGGTCTGCCTGTGTACGGACCCAAGACGGATTCATTATATAATACATACTTATATTTTAATTTATCCAATTTATTCTAAAGTATTGGTTTCCTGTAGGAATTCCTGGTTTGATTCTACATCTTCGGGTAGGGGCATAATATGAACTCTACCCTCTTCTAATGCTTTCCTTTCGGCTTCTAATATTTCTGCCTTTAGATTTTCTTCCCATAGTGCCTTTTTGATGGGATCTTTCATATCTTCTTCAAATTGTTTCTGTTCTTCTGTCAATATGAGTTCGCTTTCACCTACTTGTGTGGGAATATTCTCTGCTTTGAAATAGTTTTCAGTATCAAAGAGCTCCAAGGTGCATACTTCATTAAAATCCTTAATAATTGTTTCCTCCCAATCTTCCCCTAAAGATGCAATATATTTATTCAAATATTTATTGAACTCTTTTTTATCTTTTGTGATTAACTTATTGAATAGAGTCAATACATTCTTATTTATTTTTGACATTATAATAACTGATAGGCGTTGTCCTACTTCGGGCTTCAAGAAATCTTCCTTGGTAAAGAGAGGCATTATATTATTAATACAGATATTAAATTTGACTAAACTTCTTTATTTTTATTTTAATATCTAAAAAATTGAAACACTTTTTTTATAAAATTGAAATGATATATAACTGCTTACACAAAGCAATAAATAACAGCAACAACAGCAAAATGAGTCTTGGAGGACAACGTAGAACTCTCGAAGTGGCGTGTGGATTTGTTATCAGGGGACACCCTACTGAAGTGAATAGCAAATATAAAAGACATAGCAGAGTGTGTAAAAAGTGTATTGAAATACGAGGCGAAGATAAGCCTTCTGTGCTTCCTGACTTCTCTTCAGCAAGTGGATCTGTGAATGGTTGGAACGGAATTAAACATACAGGATTAGTTGATAATATGGTCTCACAAGTTATGATTAATGGCGTTATTAAAAGTGTATCTGTTCCTACTCATAACATTCAATATGCTATAGATAGCGATTTACTAACTATGAATTTATTGGAACAACAAAGAGAAAACGAAAAGAGAGACCTAATTAGTGAGATTCTGGTGTTGCAACTATCAGCTCCTTGTCCTGTTTATAGATATATAGGTAATATGAACGATTTACCATTCTCAAAGTTGGAAGTCATTCATTCTGTTATTTTGAAACAGATTGCCGATTTTAAAAATAAAAAATAGATAGTTTGTAGTTTGTTTTGTAATTTATAATTTTAAAAAATTGAAATAATAATATCAGTATGTGGATATTGTTATTTTTTATTGAATGTATAGACTGAGATTACAAGACAACAAGACAAAACAAGACAACTTTTGGAAAAGTATCTATAGAGGTATAGGTCTCTATGGAAGGTCTTGTAAAAAGTGTCTTGTTTTGTCTTGTTGTCTTGTTGACTAATAAATCTACTCTATATAATTTTATTCATATTCTAATTCATAATCTAATTGTTTTTTGAATCCAACCCAGACTCCTCTAACTTGTTTTCCATTGACATAT